ATGTCGCAGGACAAAAAGCAACCGACCCATGACGTGTTCGTGGTGTCTGGTGAAGGTAAAGACGCCTACTGGACTAAGGTAGGCGCTGCCTGGGAGAACCGTGACGGGTTGGGGTATAACCTCCAACTCTCGGCGCTCCCGCTCGACGGCAAGCTCACCATGCGCTTCATCAAGGAAAAGGACGACAAGGAGAAGGACAAGCCCGACCCGCGAGACGACCCGCGCTACGGACGTTCCGACTACCGCAATAACAGCCAGGGCCGATAAACGAGCGAACGGCCCGTCAAGTCCGGCCTACGGCCCCTTCGGCTTCGGGACTGGACTGGCCTTAATCGCCCGTTTTCCCCGCTGTGAACGGCCAAGCCCTCCAAAGAAGGGCTTGGCCTTCTTTTTCACGGAGAAGCGCTATGAAAGTTGCCGACCTTTACCAGAAAGTGACTGACCGCATCATGGAGGAACTTGAGCAAGGTGCTCCACCATGGTCTAGGCCATGGAAGGATACCCGCGCCAAGGGCCTTGGCCTGATGCCGAGCAACCTGATTACCGGGCGCCTGTATTCCGGCTCTAACGTGTTGCTGCTATGGATGGAGGCCGCCGCTCGTGGTTGGCCTTATCTGCAATTCTGCACCTTCAAGCAAGCTTCCGAGGCTGGCGCCAACGTCCGCAAGGGCGAGACGGCTACCCCGGTAATCTTCACCAAGCATGTTGCGGGAGAAACCGAGGACGGCGAGGAAATCTCCCGAACTGTCGCGCGGTGCTTCTATGTGTTCAACGTCGCCCAGCTTGAGAGCCTACCAGCCGAGTATCTGGTATCTCAACCTGCGGAGGAAAGCACCCTCACTCATAAGGTGGCGGCAGCTTATCGTGAGCAGTGCGGTGTGCCGATTTATCATATCGGCAACAAAGCCTGTTACTACCCAGGCCGCGATAGCATCGAAATGCCCCCTGCGGCGTCCTTCTCAACAGAGGACGATTATTGGGGCACCCTCTGCCACGAGATAACCCACGCCAGCGGCCATCCAAAGCGGCTGGACAGGGAGTTCGGTAAACGGTTCGGAGACGGCAGATATGCCTTCGAGGAGCTGGTAGCCGAGCTGGGGAGTGCCTTCACCTGTGCCATGCTGAATATCCCGCCTACATTCAGGAGCGCGGCGTATATCAGCCATTGGCTAGGAATCTTGAAGCAGGACAAGTCGGCCATCTTCTCGGCGGCCAGTCATGCCAGCAAGGCGGCTAGCTATATGTGGGATATGGCCTTTCCGCCAGTTGCGGAAGCGGCTGAATAACGAACCAATGAACCCCGGCTAGTCCGAGGTTTTTGGTATCTGGCGCCAGATATTCACACAGAACGCCACTAAGCCAATAAGGACAACCAGCACTATCAGCCACGCACCGATAGTCGCCAGGATATAAACCGCAGAGGAAAGCACAGCTAATATGAAGATGATACCGAAGGCTATGGCGAGTGCCACCATTAGTGCACCGCCCGCTGGTCAGCAACCCAATAGCAGCCTTCCATACCTTCAATATCCGAGACAGCCTCTAACACCTCATCGGCTATGCCATCTGCCATGCGCGCGGCGATACGCTCTGTGCGCTTACCTAGAGATTTATAAAGCAGGAGCATCAACACGCGTTCCTCAGTTTCATCGGTATCAGGGAAGGTCACTACATCACCCACCGCAAGCTCTCCTCATCGCCTTATAGGTTTCTGCCACGGCGCGGCGTGTTTCCGAAGCATCACTTGGTACTGTCGTCGGCTGGTTTGCCCTCCACGCTACGCACGGCGCCGACAGATTGTAGGTAACGCAGCACGTCAGCGTCGGACATAGAATCAACAGAGTTAGCAGCGGCAATGGCTTCATCCACATCGTTTAAAGCCTTTTTCGCGTCTCTCCCCTCCTGGTACTTCACACCAACGCCGAAACCGACCGCAGTGGACATGTAGGGCTTTAAAGCTTCCCATAGCGCGGTTAGGAGTGAAACGAAGGCTTGCCATGCGTTCATTCAATCACGCTCCAACTTACCCGTCCATTGCATTGTCACCGGGTCGCGGCGGAAAGGTATACGGTGAACCACCCCACGATGAATAACGATGCAGCCGAGTTTAAGCTTAGGCGCTTTGACGTAATCAGCGGCTTTGGAGCGCGGGTTCATCAGGCAGCCGGTATAGGCCGCCCACACGTCATCATCACCGACGCGGGCTTGTGCCACCACTCCATGCTCAGAGTGAATATGGCCATGCACGACACACATATGTTTGCCGTAGTTGTCAGGGATGGCTTTGACTAGGTGGGAGTTGGTCAGCTTGGGCCACTTGTCGCCGTGGCGGAATAGGACATGGCCAAGGTGGTACTCCTCGCACCAGCGCCAGGTATTCGGGGCGGCTATCAGTTGCTCCCATTGCACCATCATTTCCGGCAAGATGCGCGCTACCTTGCGGGCGCCCTGCATCCGACCGTGGACGTGATTAGAGGTTAGGGCTGTGGCTTTGGGGAACAACCGGAACAACTGCGCCATGAACTCTTGCGCTTTTTCCAGCTCCCGGCTTGGCTCATCAATCTCCGGGTATTTGTCGTAGCGGGAGAGCCAGCCCATATCAATTTCGTCACCGATACCAACAACCTCATCCACCTGATACGCTTGAGCGACCATGCTTAGGAACGGTAGCGCTTGTTGGATGTGGAACGGCGCTTGGATGTCGGGAATGACCAGGATTGTCTCAGGCAACTTCGGCTTGATGATGCGCCCGTAATCGTCACTCTCCTCGATACGAGGCGCAGCTTCCAGCTTGGCGCCTGTGATGTGGTAGCCCTTCTGAATATGGCTTTTGACGGTAGAGTAAGGGCGGCCCATCGCAGCCGCTATCTCTGTCTGTTTAATGCCCTGGTCAAGCCAGTCGCGGATTCTCTCATTATCAGCCGCCGAGAAGGCGGAAGGTATTGGCATTCATTCTTCTTTCCTTATGCAAAAGGGCCAGCCATGGGTGCCAGCCCTTTCAGTTGGGGTAATCCAAACATATTGACCTATTTTACCGTGGTCGGGCTTCCTGCATCGGGGTAAACCAGCTTAGCCTCAATCTTCGCTTGCGCATCCTTTACCGGCTGCATAATCGCGCTTCCGCCAGGTACAACATTAAGTACACCTATCGTGCCACCGATGCCGAATACAGCGGCGAGGAGCCACTTATTGGCTTTAATGAAGTCGAACGCAGCTTTAATGGTTTCCATGAATCGCTTTCTTTCCTAACAGAGGAATTAGGTCACGGTTCCGGCAAAGGCGCAAATGAAAAAGGGCGGCTCCCCCGAACCGCCCTCATCGTGCCTAGGGAAAGGAGTAAAGCCTAGGACAGCGGGAGAGATACCAACACCAAACACCCCGCACAACCATCATTGCCTTAAAGACATCTAGGCAGCAAGCGAAATATCGTCAGCCGTCTTAATGGTGAGTGTGAAGGGATTGGCACCAATAAGCTCCCTAAGTTCTTCCATTGCGGTGACGCTACTTGTCAGCACACCGTTGTAAACGCCCATGCCGACCAGCACACAGCCTTCCGTATCAGTATCACGGTTGCCCGCGTGTACGAGGATAGCCGAGCGTCCCGGAACATTCGTAATCTCCCACGTCCGCTTCATCCTTACCGGGCTGTTAGCCTCCCAGCCGTGCGGGATGCAGCGATAGGCGCCATCAGGAATGCAACTGACGCCATGTTGGTTATCACACCATCTGTCCTCTAAGGTGTAGAGCAACAGGCTGCCTGCTTTGAGGACGCCCAGCATAGCACATCCGTTGTCGGCGTATCGCAGAAGGGTTACTTGCGGCGCCATTCGCGGACTTTTAGGGCTATGTTGATGCCGAGGTAAAACGCCGTCATTACCGAGATAATGTTATTCCAAGTGATGACATAAGCCGCCATGCCAATCATAGTGTTGCCGGACACTTTAGCTAGCCAGGTTGGTGTTACGAGGCCAACGGTATCGGAAATCATCTGGTCGCGGGGCATTAGTTAATCTTCCATATTCTCACGCTCGCATACCGCTCAGTCCCAATACTCATAGGGTTGCCAAGGTCAGTGGTGCCGTTGGTCTGGGTGCGGTTGTACTGGAGAGCAAAGGCTTTTGAGCCGGATATAGTGACGATGCCGCTAACGGTGGGATACACACAAGGGAAGTTTGCGCCGTTCGCGTTGATGCTGTGTGCTACTTCGGCGCTATCGGTCACGTTATAAAGGCGCTCCTGCACGAGGAAGCCGCCACTGGCGTTGTAGAACTGCATCGAGTTTGTCTCGAAATAGTAGGTTCCGGCGCCGAGCGTCACCTGGTTGCTGGACAGGGAGGCGATGGAGCTATTGTTGCGAACGAGGGTGTTTAGGGTTCGGGTCGTCCAAGCGTTGATGGTAGCTGTACCGCCTACCGTACCGCTCACACGTTGGTCTTCAATAATCACATCCGGCGCCGGGCTGGGCGGAGATGTCCACGAACCATCCCCGCGCCAGTAGGTTGCCGAGCTGGCATTTGTGCCGGTGTTGAGGTTGGTGACTGGCAGGTTTCCAGTTACGCCGTTGGAGAGGTCAATTTGCGCCCATGCAGGGTTATTGTTTGTTCCGGTGTTCGACAGGTAGCGGCTGTTGGAGGTGTTTTTGGCAAGTTTGCTCAGCGTGTTGGTCGCAGAGGCATAGAGCATATCGCCTTGTGAATAGGTTGACTGGTTAGTGCCGCCGTTCGCTTCGGCTAGCACGCCCGCAAAACTACTTGCCGGAACATTTGTGAGCGCTGCGCCATCGCCCACAAAGTGAGTTGCGCTTACCGTACCACTTACCTCTAGGTTGGTGGTCGCGCTGGCGACATTGACACCGATGAGCGGATTGGAGTTGCTGATAGAGCCGGTGATTACACCGCCAATGTTGAGGTAGTTGTTGGTGGTTGAGGTGGGAGCTGTGATGCTAACACCGATTATGAGGTTCCCGCTCCCGGTAGTTAGCGTTTTACCAGCAGATTTTCCAACAATAATATTGGATGAACCGGTAGCAGCCGAGTTCCACGCACTTGACCCCATAATAGTGTTGTTATCGCCCGTATTACTTCCGCCAATGTTGGCTCCGAAAAAGCTATTATCTGACTGAGTGGCGCCACAGCAGTTTAGCCCATTGCTCGTTTTTCCGCCAAACATGGAGTTGTTGCTGCCGCCGTTTATTCCTGCTCCTGTTCCACTCCCAACCAGCGTATTGTTGGTTGCGCCCCCGGTCATTAGCGCTCCTGCGGTGTTGCCAATTGCGATATTATCAGGACCTGTAATCGCAGCGTGAGCCACTCCGACGTAGCCACCTAAGGAATGTGGTCCAATAGCAATATTCCTGACCGCGACAGTCAAAGACCCACCAGCATTCGTTCCAATAAGCGTGTTAGAACTGCCTGTGGTGAGTGCAAGACCGGCATTAACACCATAGACGGTGTTTGCTACTCCGGTGCCCGCCGAGGCGTTATAACCAATAGAAGTTGAGCCGCTAATATTGCTAGCAGCCGTAAAGGTCGTGGTGCTGATGGACGAGCCACCACCGCCACCGAACACGGGAGTTTGGCCGTTGATGGTCGAAACGCTGATATTGCCCGTCACGCTTACCGTAGTGAGGCCGGTCATGGTTTGGATGCTGTTTTGGGTGGCGGTGGTGAGCGTGCCTCCAAGGTTTGTTCCGGTGAAGGTGGTCGCGGTCACGCTGCCGGTGGAGTTGCTGACATTAACCACGCCAGCCGGAACGGTGGTCAGGCTCGTCCATGCGACACTGCCGACACAGCCCGCGCACGACCCCGTAGTGATGGCGCCAAAGGTGCCAGTGCTGCCGGAGACGCTTTGGGCGTAAAGATTGGTGCTAGACGTGGTGCCGTTCACCGTTAGGCCTGTCAGTGTGCCTATGCTGGTAATGTTCGGCTGGGCCGCCGTTGTCAGGGTGCCTCCTAGATTGGTGCCCGTGAACGTAGTGGCTGTCACGCTCCCTGTGGTATTACTGACGTTTTGAACGCCCACGGGGATGTTTTGAATCGCGTACCAGCTCGGGGATGAGTTAGTGACTACTCCGGTCAGTAAACTGCCGTCGCCTACGAACTTTACCGCACTCACATTCCCTGTTACGCTCACACCGCCGCTAGCGCTGACATTAGCCATCGAAGAGAGGCCAGTGACCGTCAGGGTGCCGAAGGTGGCCGCCGTGGCGCTGGTATAGCGGGAATAAGCATAGGTAGCGCTCACAGTGCCGTTGCGGGTGGCGTCCACCAAGCTAGCACTTACATTCGTGGCGCTAACCAGGCTGAGGCTTACCACGGTGCCGTTGCTGACGTTTTGAACCTGTGTGGGTATGCCGGTGATGTTCGACCAGGCCGGGCTACTAGCTGGTAGGTTGCTGAGGAGCGAGCCATCGCCAATGAACTTAGCAGCCGAGGCATTACCTGTGACGCTCACACCACTCGTCACGCTGACGTTTTGGCTGGTGAGAAGGCCGCCCACGTATGCTTGCGTGGCCGATACCGCCCGGAAGTAACCAGCAGAGGCAGAGATAGTAGCGCCGGGCTTGGTAGCGCTAACCACTACCGATGTGCCAGACAGTTCAATAGAAGGCGCTGTGAGGGCGTGCGCGGGCGAGCAGAATAACGCCAGCAGTAGAAGCACCACGATGAGCCATAGGGCGCGGATATGCCGCTGTTGTTCCTGCACGGCGCCAATCAGTGGAGCCACAAGGCGCGCATAGCTCAGAGATAAGGTATTATCGACTTGTACAGCTTCCGGATAAACCCCCATCACCTCTTGCGCAATAAGGCCGATTTCGCGGCTTTTACTCACCATCGAGAAGAACTCCACGGGCCGCATATCCATAACCTTGCGGAGCGGGCTTTTAAGCGGCTTCACGGCACATTTGAATTGGCCGTCAGAAAGCTCGGTGATGGAGTCGGCTACAATCGTACCGCCCGTGATGTTTACCGCGCTAGCCGCTTGCTCTGCCATTGAGCCGAGTGAGTGCCATTCGGTGTCATAGTTGGTATTGGATGCTTTACGCAGGACTTGGCCCGTTGTGCCAGCGGTTGGAACACCTACACCATCAGTGCCAGGGTCGCCTTGGTCCCCTTTATCCCCTTTGACACCAGGAATACCTTGGACGCCACCATAAGCCAGGCTATTCCACGCCGTTGTGCCGTCACCAATCTTAAACTGGCGCGTATCTGTTTCCAGGCCCATCTCGCCTTGCAGTAAGACGGGATTAGCGGCTGTCCATTGTGCGGCAGTGCCGTTTGCTTCAACTAGACGGGCAGCAACTACGCTCATACCAAATCAGCCGGACTTAGTTGGCCGAGGACCGAAACGTAGGCGTTCAGCTCATCAGGCTTTTGCCCACCTAGCGCTAAAGTGCCTGTTACGGTAGGTGTGGCGCCGATAAGCTCGTTTAGCTTATTGCGGAGACGCCCACCCTCAAAAGTTTCATTAGCTGGACGTGAGAGAGTTTCAACCATGCGGGTATAGTGCCGCATAAATCCGTTTTACGGCAAAGACTTTATTGGTTGGCCATTTTGGTTTGCGCCCAGGCAAGAACTTGCTCAGCTCTTTTACCCGCTAGTACCTTCTTGTTCGCCAAAATCGCCTCACGGTCGAGAATCTTTGCGACTGGCGTTCCGACTTTGGCGTTGAGGAGTTTAACGGCGCCAGTGGGACCGAGGAAATGAGAGAGGTAAACCGTTGTATCGTTCACCGGCATACCATTAGCTTGCAGTTTGGCACTATAATCCTGCACATCGCCATTGAGCACTTGCTTGACCACTTTCGGGTCATCGCGCAGCTTTAGGACTTGTGCTTTAGTGCGCCCGACCAACAACTCAGGAGCATGTTTCTCAACTGATGCGAGCCAAGTAGACGGGATATATTGGCCGACACCGGCCGCGCGAGAGTTGGGATTACGCGCATTGGCCTTACCACCGCTCTCTGTCTGAATGAGTTTGTCGATGAACGTAGGCGATACTGCTTGTGCCTGGTCGGCCGTAGGTTGCAGCTCAGGTTGCTCTTGCAGAGGCGGCGCATTGTCGTTCGCAACCTGACTAGCCTCATAGTTGCGCCGACCGCCTTCGATGTTACCGGCGAGCGTACCAGCCGCGGCCGAGCCGGAACCTACTAAACCGAAGGATTTTAAGGATGATGCGCCGGATTGACCAGACGGACGCACCTTCATCATCTCTATAGCTTTAGGAAGGTCGATTTGCTGGCTTGGAGCAAGCTTCTCCGTAGCTCCGGTAATCTTGTTGACCACCGTGGCTTTTGGTCCGAGGAAGTTACTAATCACCCGCACGAGGTTCGATGCAATGTTGCCGTCAGCGCTCTTTTTCAGGTTTGTAGCCAATTCCGTAAGCCCTTGCTGCTGAGCTGGACTTAGTTTGCTCCATAGGCTCTTGTTCTGGCTTCTGAGAGCGAAGATGTTGTCAGCCACGCCGTTCTTACTGATAACGGGCACACCGGCTTTGTTGTAGGTCACAACACCATCCGACAGGAGATGGTAGCCGATGCCTTGCTGCATGGCGCCCTTGGCTTCCTCAGCTTGGTCGCCAGCGGCTTTCATCACCTGGTTAAATACGTCAGCGCCTTGGGAGGTGTCACGCATAAGTACACGCCCAACCGTTTCAGGGGTGGCACTATCCGCAATCGCCTTTGCCACAGCTTCCTGGTCCACAAACTTCGCAAAACGGTTGGTGGTAGCGCCTATTGCTTTCGGGAGAGATGCTACATTCAGGTTCTCCTTTAAGACGCTATCCAACACACCTACGGAGTCGCGCAGTCCCGCGTCCTTCGCAGAGGCGCGAGATAACGCCTTACGCCATCCTAACACCGTTGGAGCAGGAATACGTTGGTCGCCGGACACAAACTTGTTAATCCCGGTAAGGATGCGGTCAACCGTAGCTGCACTATCGTTATTCGTTAAGGTCGATTGAGTCTCTAAAAGCTTGTCTTGCAGGCTGCGGATAGCCTTATTGTTCAACTCCTGCCCAACAACCTCCTGCCTAACTTTATTCCAAGCCAAGTCCTCAGCTTGGCTTGCAATATCATGCTGGCCTTGCAGGATTTGGCGCACATCGGCGGCATGACTGGCTACGTCGCCACTACCCAACACGTCACCGGCAACAGATTGCGCGGCCGGTTCCTTTAGTTTCTGGATTACCTTGCTGGCACCAGCGCTGATAACTCCGGTGGCTGCACCTAATCCAGCACCTACCGCCGTATTGACGGTGCGGTTATCCTCTTTACCCAATCCTTGGATAAAACCTTGCTCACCACCGGCAACCGCACCAGCTAAAACCTTTTCACCAAAAGAACTAGCCACCTTAGCGCCAGTGGCGGCCGTGCCATCACCAGGCAGGACGTAGTTAAGCGGGTTTGCGGCGGTTTCTGTCAGCATTCCAACACTCTTGCCAACCAATCCGTCTTTATAGTGTGAGCGCGCCTCGTCAATCTGTGCTGCGGCGTGCGCCTTGGTGTTTGTAAGGTCGGGTTTGATGGGAGATTCCACGCGCGGTAGGCCGAACATCGGCGTGGGGTCAATAAGGTCCGCTATGGTCTGGATACCACCAATCACACCGGCTTTTATGCCGTTGCCAATCGTACCAGCGAGCGTCTTTTGCTCCTGTGGTTTGTCGAGTGTTATTGACGATGGGTCAACTTGGACAAAACCACTGCCTGACCTATCCGATGGCTCTTGCCCATCGAGTTTGATACTGTTCGGGTCAACTTCGGTATAACCCATTATTGCCCCATGAAAGTTTTGCCATCAGGGGTGCGATAAACTGGTTTGCCACCGCTTGTACCAATCTGTTGAGAACCTTGTGGGAGACTATCAACCATAGAACCTTGTTGCGGCTGCTCCGGCTGAGAGGCTTTCAGAATTGGGCTGCCTTGCTCGTATTTGGAATAGTCGAGCGGAGGTTGGTTATAGTTGGCCCGTAGGTTGTCGATGTTGAGCTTACGTTGTTCCGCAGCCCGTTCGTTAATACCCTGTATCTCTTGAAGGCGCTGTTTAACCACCGCTGTATCGTTCAGATTGGCAAACAACTCGTTCCACGCACGCGTGGCATCACCCTCAGTCTGCACGCCTTTGTTGAGGCGTAAACTATCGTTCCGCATCTTCTCTAAGGTCGCACGGAAGCTGGCATAATTCCGACTTCCCGGTGTGCTATTGCCAGTCGCGTTATCGAGGCGGTTTACCAAGTTTTTAACAGGTCCAAGATGGATATTACCTGCATCAATCGCCTTAATTACACTGCCTACGTCAGCGCTAATGTTATTGGCCGTCGCGAGTTGGTCTAACTCCTCGTTTTGCTGTTTGATGGCGCTAGGGGCAAGAGGTTTAGCCGGGGTTATGCCGTCCGCGCTCGCTTCGTTCTTTTTGGCTGTTGCAAGCTTCGATACGGTATCCGCTTCCTTATTCGCTACGTCTGCCGTCTTGAGTTGTGCGTCGAGCTGAGTGATAGCCTTGGCATCGGCATAGGGCTTACCGTATTGCTGGCTAAGCTGGGAATAAGTGAAGCCTTGCGGAGCTACCATCTTATCGCCGTTCGGCAATTGGAACACCGGATGCAGCGTCGGGTCACTACCGGAATCATCCCGTGCGAACCCTTGGAAGGTAGAACCTTGGGGAGCGTTGGCCCAGCGCCGCATAATATCTTGCGAAGCCGGGAGAGCCTTCACAGTGGCAGCCAGGTTCGAAGAATCGCCAGTACTCTTCCAGTCCTCAATACCCACCGTGAGCTGAGGGCCTGCGCCGATGGCTTCCTTATTCGCCGCGTCGAGAGTGCCAAGGTATTCCTTGAGTTGGTCGGCATAGTCACTACGCGCTTGTGCGGCTTGGAGCTGTTGTAAGAGCTGTGCTGTTTGCTGGTCGCGCTTACCAGCGGCTGAGCTTTGCTTCTTTAGCGCCACGCCAGTCAACAATCCCTTAGCCAACCCAGCGCCGAGGCTGTTAGAGGGAAGGCTAGCAGCAACACCGCTCAAACCCTGGGCCTGCACATCCTCTTGCGTTGGTTGGTTTATAAGACTGGTTTGCGTGGCCAGGTTGTTATTGCCGCCAGAAAGGAGCTGTAAGAGGCCGAGTGAGCTAGTATCTGCCATTTCCTAATTCCACATAATCCCGTTGCGTCCGGCTATTGCGTTTGCGCCAGCCAGCGAGCTTGACCAACCTGCACCCAACCCACTTGCAGCAAAGCCGCCAAGGCCACCCGTGGCATAAGTCAGGCCGAGGCCCGCGAGTGTGCCTAACGTACCAAGGCCAGAGGCTTTATTCGCCTGTTGCTGGTTATAGAGCTGGACTTGAGTGTTATAGAGGTTGGAGTTGAACGCATTGGCGTTTGAGGCGGCTTGCAGGGCCGATTGGTTGCCGAGGCCGAGCGTTTGTAGCCCTTGCGAAATCAAAGTGTCCTGCCTACCGCTAGCGAGGCCGTAGGCCTGCAACTGGTTCGCCATCTCCTGCTGCCGGTATTGGTTGGTCAGGTTGACCTTATCAGCGTCGGCGCCTTGCAAGGCGCCCGCAAGGTTCTTGGTATTCAAAGCACGCTGTTCATTAGAGGCGGTGCTGTCACTCACGCCGTATCGAGCAGCCACCTTTTCAGTCTGTGCGGCGGCCCCCTTATAATTCTGGTTAATCCCCCGCACTTCCTGGTCATAAATCGTGTTTACGGCAGCCTTAACCTCCGGCATCGAGTCCAAAAGAGGGTCATTGACGAGCGCAGTGTACTTATCGAGTGCGCCTTGCGCTATTTGCTTGAGGTTGTCGGAAATCTGTTGCTGTTCCGGCGTCAAATTCTGGTCGATTACGACCGTTTTGGTGCCATCAGGAGCGGTAACAATGGTTTGCTTGGTTCCGGTGACGTTATCGACCACGTTATAAGGGTCTTGAACGGTAGGAGGCGCCGGAGCGGATTGCTTTGACCCAAATAAACTACCCACGCGCAAACTTTCTCTTAAAGTTTTGCCGTGTCAGAACCGATATAACCTTGCCCGTGGCGTCAGTATGCGTCAGAACAAAGCCAGCCGCCAAACATATTTTGCCGAGGCGAGCGTTTAAGCTCTCCGCGATAATGTTTTGCTTGTTGAGGTCAGTAAAGGCATACTCGCATAGCGCCTTGACCAGACCCGGCCTTGCCCACTTGCCGTGATAGTCAGGGCGCACCGCTATATCCAACAGCACGGAATCATCGACCGGCGTAAAAGCCACCCAGCCAATAAGCTTTCGTGTATCCACCATTACCAGATTATGTGCCATCCGTAGCTTGGCGATGGCAAGCGCATCATCCGGTACGGAAAACACATCAAAACCGCGCAGGAAATCGGCCAGGTGCGGTAGGTCAGATAACCGGGCTTCCCTGACGTACACTATGCTTTAATAATCATGTTCAGCATCATGGCAGGCGGCATGTTCTGGCTACTGCCGCTACCATAGTTGTCGTTCGCCACCGTAATGCCAGTGATAGAAGATTTAGTGACGAGACGGCTACCCGATGTTCCAGTATCACGCGTTACAGCCGCACCGCTTGGGTTGTTGGATGCAGCGCCATAAGTGGCGTTTGCGTCATGGGTATGCCCGGGGTCAGTGACGGTAGCGTTGTGACTGTGAGTCTGGGTGAACTGACTACCGCCCGATGCGCCTAGTGTTGCACCATCGACACCGCTTCCAGCCGATGTAACGCGGCTAGATGCAGTGCCACCCATATTGTCCAAACCAAACACAGCGCGACCCTTAAGGTCTGGCAGCGTGAAGGTAGTCGAGCCGTCGCCAGCCCCATAAGTCGTTCCGATGACTGCAAACAGCGCTGAGTAGGTTGAGCGGCTTACTGCTTGCCCAGCGCATAAGAGCCACCCGCTAGGTGCACTGCTTCCGGCAAACGGTATAACCGCGCCAGAGGGTATGGCCGTAAAGAGGTTGAGGATACCTTGGACGGTATCGCGTTTGAGATTGTCGCTATCGCTGGCATCGGCAAATACCACGCTGTCACCAGCAGTAATCGTGGTTTGAGTAACGTCCGCTACCGGGTCAAGTAAAACCTCAGTCGCAACAACTCGCTCCTCCAGGTTGTTTACCGCATCACCTAACGCATTAATGTCGCCATCAATCTTGACACTGCTAATAGCAACCGCAGGAACAGCGGTGCTGTCATCATGGTATTTCGTCTTGTTTGCGGTAAAGGTCGTCGGCGTATAACCAGAGGCCGGGCGTTCAAAGAAAGGCACTCATTCTATCTTCCTATTGGTTTAATCCCTAAAATGCTAATCGGCCCCACTGTGCTGCTATTCTGCACAATCAATCCGAAGCTGTCACAAAGAAACTTATCGCGGACAATAAGGCGCTTGGCGGCGCTATCCCAACTATCGGCATCCCATATAGCTTCATCCCAGAAGGAGCTGGATTCAGTCAGTTCCACCACAATTGGTGCGGAGCGCCGCGAGTCATCCTCATCGACCGTATGGTAAATGGTCAGGTCAGTTTGGCTTACGTCATCCATCAGGATTTCATATCCCACGTTTGCCCAGCGGCCTTTGCCTTTAAGCCACGGCAGGTGCCACCTAATAAGGATTTCAACACCATCGTCGGCATAATCAAGCCCGGCATCGGTATCTGTACCGTTCGCATAGGCGTAGAGCTGTCCACCAATGGCAATAAGCAGTCTGCCATCACTTGTGCCCAAAAAGTCCGCAGCACTCTTGAATAGACCAGAAAACTCGGTCCAACCTTTGCTTTCCTCGCTGAGGGAATACACCATGACATTGTGGTTCGAGCCGAGGTAGAAACCATAAAACCCATCCCTTTCATACAGGAATGCGCGTGCCGTGCGGAACGTCGCGTCTGAGGTTAGAAGGTCCGCGACGTATTCAGTAACGGTAGGGTCTACATTGCTGCCAATGTCGGCAGAGACTTCCAGGCCATCCGTTTGAATGACGCGTTGCAATGACCGGGCACCATATTGGGTGAAGAACAAAAGGTCAGAGGGATACTCAATCACCAGCTCGCCATTGATGCAGCCTACCGGCAGCGTCTTAGCCCATATAAACTCACCCAGCGTGGTCGGGTCGGTTCCCTGATAGATTAGGATATTATGGCGGGCGATGAACACCATGGCGCCATCGATACTCTTAATGCGCACCAACTCATCAAAACGCTTCACCTTGTTCGCCAGGTTGATATAGCCGATGCTCTGCGTCTCAGCTTTGAACCAGGCGTTTTCATTGTTGGTCGCGTCGGTATAAAATACCTTCATTGCGTCATCACGCGCCCGGAAGGTTTTTGCTTTCGTTTCGCCACGCGATAGCGCCCAAAGCCTATCAAGCTCCACGAAAATGTCAGAGAAGGGCGGAGGTGAGGCTAGATATTCAACTTGGGTAATTGTCTCGGTCGGGTTCGGGAACGGCGTTCCGCTCACGGTGATGGTGAGGGTGGTTGTTCCCGTCACGTTGCTAATGGATGCCGTTACTACGCCGGAACTAGCAAAGGTCAGACGAACAGTGCCTCCAATGGCATAGTCCGAACGTCCGGCCGCTGGCACAATGGTAAAGGCGCTCGTGCTGGTTTGTGAGGGGTTGGTCGCCAGGCCAATCGACGCATCGGAGCTATCGTAGTCGGTTACATACTCCTGCAATACGGTCACTGTGCTGCCGTCATACGCCATCGGCGTATTGATGCCGTCCACGATGACGAGCTTATTATTGAAGGACACCCAGCGCGGTAGGCCATTGCTGCTTAGGCCAGTTTTCAGGCTTGTCCAGGCGCCTGAGGTTTCATTGAAGCTACGAATCGAACCGTCATCACAATACGCCAGATATTGGCTTGCTCCGGCGCCGGTGCGATACTCCATGAGTTTGACGATGTTGGCACCAGTAATAACATTACCCTTCTTGCCCAGGCCATAGCGCTTAGCCCCACTCCCTGCTTTGAGACCGTTTGGCAGCATATTCTCAGTGGCGCGGGCATATTGAGCGGCAGGGAGAAGCGCGGGCGACACAGCAGTATTGGTAAGCGCGCGCGGGAACATCGCCACAATGTTCCCATCGTAAAGACCAAAGCGCGGGTTACTCATGAGGCAAGAACCGCCTTCGTTTGTTTGGACGGACCAGGCTGGTTTTGCGTCAGCCAGGTCGTGAAGTCAGCCAGGGCAATCTCATATTTGCTTTGCGCAATCTGCACTTCGGGACCAGCGGCCTTATCCCGCTCATCATAGGCCAAATAGAACAACGTTCCCCATATCAGCAGGTCGTGAAACTCAGCCGGAATAAGGATGGCATTTTCGGCATCGTTTACCCCGAGGGTGCCGGAGGACTTTATGAAGCGGACCTTTACCGTGGTGCTATTGACGGGGTACGTCGCTATCGCCTTCGCACCTGTGAAGTAATACCACGAAGGGCTGCCGACATCAGAAAGATTGGGGTGGCAATCTTCCAGGTTCGGTAGTGTAGTTGGGGACAGGAGCCTATTGCCGTTGCCACTATCCTTGACCGATTCCACCTTAAACGGAATATCGCTCATCACCCCGGCGCCATCCGTAATGGTAACAGTGTTTTGGCTGAGCAGAAGTGTTGGGTAGATAGCTGCTGTGCGCCGGTATGCTTCCTTATAGACCAGGTTCATGTACCGCAGCAGGCGGTCATCATCAGAACCATCGCCTACGCCGACAAGCGCAAGCTCTTTAACCGTGGTCAATAGGTCTGCGACACTCGACATCCCCTGTGGCTTTCATTGAAATTTAGTGGGGGCTTTAACCCGCCCCCTAGGGTTTAGCGCTCGTAGTTGACGATGCAGTTGATACGGTCGCCTACTGCGAGGGTACCGCTGGCTTGGCCAGAGGCAGTCCCAATAGTCAGGTCGGTTCCGACCACATCAATGTCACGCGGAACCATGTTACCGTTGCTGTCTCGTACAGTGCAGGTAAACGCATCGAGCGTTTTCACCGAGCTGGGCAGAGCCACTTTCGGGTTGGTGGTGCTGACGATGGTAGCAGAGACGTACCCGATAGCCGGAGGCGTATAAATCGAGTTCATCTTGCTAGTCGCAGTGACGTTGCTGGACGCGGCAAAGGCACTGGCGCCCATTAAGGTCATAACGCTTGCGAGTTTAAAGACGTGTTTCATTCTCATCCCTCCCATTAAGCGTCAGCCACAGCGGCGGTGTAGACGTGGACAATCGCGTTGTCCTCCGCCGTGCCACTGATGCTGTTGACCAGTTTTTTAGCGCCACCCACGAACGTCATGCCGTAAGCAACGTCGCCAGCGTGGTCCGTGATTTCACGGGTCACAAGCGCCTTGCTCTTGGGGTCACTATACGCGTTCCAGGTGCCAGCGGGTTTGGCTACGTTACCGTAGGCCATCACCGCAGCCTCAGCGCCCAACAACAGGTTGTGAGCGATTTGGATGGTAGACGCTTCCACCATCTGGCTATCGAACATTTCGTAGATGAGAATACCTTGGTATTCGCCTACGAAGGTCGCGCCGTTGATGATGTCGAACGCCGGGTTATCGCGGTATTGCACCAGGTTGTTGAACAAGGTGTCGTTGCGCAGGTCGCGGATAGCCAAGGTATGACCGAGGAACACGAACTTTTCCTCAGCAACACGGCCGTCAGCCAGCTTTACGTTGGTCGGTTTGATACGACCAGCCGCGCGGCTGTCTTGCGTTTGAGCTTTGCGCTTAGCCAAGGACAACAGGGACAAAGTAAGCTTGTCGTCGGTATTGTCGATATTGGTCTTAGCGGTCGCTTCCGTGGCGTTGTAGTTGCCTTCCAGCTTGCCATACAGGTAGCGGTTTTGCGTCCGGCCAGTAGAGGTGTCCACCAGTTGGTCCATAATCATCTTTTGGACCTTGGCTTCCATCCACTCTTGCAGCATCGGGCCAGCGATTTGCTTTTCCATGTCGATAACAATGCGCTGGTCAGACATCGCAAAGTTTTCGACAGATACAGCGTAGCGCTGACGGTCGATGGTGACGCTATCGGTTGCCAGCGTAATCGGCGTGGCATCGAGAGCGGTATCACCGGAGACGCCATCCGTGCCGGAGGCGTTGTTGCGGAAGTGTACCTTAAAGGTGTCGCCAGCCTTATTGGGTACGTTTTCGATTTTGATAGAGGAACCACCGTTCACATCCATCAAGGGCGCGAACATGTTGTTGCGCAGGTGCCCGAAGAATAGGTCTTTGACCCACTGGGTTTGCGCAGCAGCATGACTCGGCCCAAAGGTTGAGGTTGCCATTCATGGCAGCTTTCCTTGGGTTAATAGCCGAACATTGCATCTAGTTTGTCCTTGGGTTGGGGTTTAGCCGCACCCGTCGAACCGCTTAGAGGCAGTGCTTTCCGAGTGACCGTTTCCGATTGTTCCTGAGTAGTCTGAGATTCACCCTTAAGGGCTTTAATCTCATCTTCCAGCTCTTTAATACGCTTGGCTTGTGCTCGTGTGCTGGTGGACCCTTCCCCAAGCTCGTCAAACAGCTCTTTGCCGATTTTCACGACAAAGGCCGGTAGCTTCGCTTTAGGTGTAGCCAGATACTCTTGAAGCAGCTCCGGGTCATTAAACGCGTGTGCTCCAAAGGCTTTGACATACTTTTGGGTATCCTCGCCCATCAGCTCATCCAAAGTGTCCTTAAATCCCTGCTTAATATACAGGTCATCAAAGGCCAGGTTTTGGACTTCCACCGGGTTTTCAGCCACGTCAGGACTTTCGACACGCGCCTTCAAGTCAGCGGCGGCAAGGTTTACCTTTTTAGCCGCTTCCTCGTAGTCGATGCCGTATTCATCCATCAGCGCCTTAATGGCGGTTGCGACAACCTTCTTGTCAGCCTTAAAGCCGTTCATGCGGTCGTTATTCCGCTTGAGGTCAGCTTCCAGCTTGGCAATCCGTTTGTCTTTTTCGTCAGGTTCAGGCTTGGTTGCTTGCGGCTGTTGTTCAGCCGGTTGCTCCTCGCCTGCATCGGTAGTGGTTTGCGTTTCCGCTTCGGTAAGACCCTTCAATTCCTCCATCGGCGCCGTAAAGGCTACATCGCTGGATTCCTGGTTCTGTTCTTCCGCAGCTTGCGTTGCTTGCACGTTTTCGTCGGTCATAGACTCATCCATTCATGATTTGAGGCTGAGCAGCGGGATTAGCCCCGCCACCTATCGGAACTGGCTGAGCGCCATTCCCAATCTTTTGTTGCTGGGCTTGCATTTGCTCTAGCTGTGAGAGCTTTTGCTGGATACCCTGTTCAATCTCTTGGCGAAGTGTCGAGGACTTCGGCACCTGGAATAGGTCAAGCCAACCAGGCGTAAGGCGTTCGAGCGGCACACCGAATTGGATGAGTTGAATAAGTCCGTCACGCGCTATGTCGTTCATCGTGTCCACGTCAGGGACTTGCTCAATCACCACATCGTATTGACCTTGGCGGAGGTCTACGCCCTTGCCATCGGTCGAGAACCGAAGCTCTTGATAGGCGCTATCGTCATCAAGGACGTTGTTGACCACCGTTTGAGTTAGTACGGAGCGCATAAGGCCGAGTAACTTTTCTGCTACCTGCCGCTGACCTTCCGAGAAGCCATCGGACGAGAAGATTTGCGTTGAGAGCGAGGCCGATTGGCGCTTTTGAATGGCGATGCCAGATTGCGCGTTGGTTTCAATCCCCAACATCTCGTCATAGATACCAAGCGCCGCTTCAATCTCGCCTTTATGGATGGCGAGCGACTGGTAGTGTTGGGCAATTTCCTGCCCGTGCGTATCAATCTTAAGCTCTTTATTGGGGTTCTTAACGATGAGCGAGTTAGGCTTATTCACCTCTGCCGCGAGCTGCGCCGTATCGTCCACAGCACCCTTGTCATAGATGACCTGGCGGGCTGCCATAAGCCAGTTGATTTTAGCTTGCTTGAGGTTATAGAGCCGTTGCGGGTCAACAGCCTTGCCCACCAATCCATAAGGCGCCCCATCGCGCATCGAGCGTGCGTACACAAACGGCGTATTGAGGAATAAGCCGCGTTGCGGGTCAATCTGGTAAGGGCTATCAAACAGCTCTAGGTCGAGTGAGCCGGTGAAGTAACAGAACTTAACCTTATACCCATCTACCGTCTGAATCAGCTTCTTGCTGGTCGCGGCCTTTTCAGCCTCCGCCTTGTCGAAGGTCGTGATAACCAAGTTATCTTTAGTGGGAGCGACGTAATACTTGGCCGGTTCGCGGAATTGGAACTCGACTATCGCAACCTCTCGGTCCTTCTCGTTCCAATAGCTTCCGACCGAATAGAACTTGTAGGCATCGCAACCGCTTGGCTGACCGCTAACCCGAGCTGTCACAAAGCTATAAGCAGGCTCGCCCAAACCACCACCAGCATTCCCGTATTTTTCTAGCTCATCAGCCTTGTCGGGGAAGCGCTGCTTAGCTTCGTCCATAGGCATCCAGCGGATGCGTGCGGAAAAGCCTTGGTTGGTGAGCAGCGGGGTATGGTCACGGGTGTCGTGGACCATATCAAACGGGCTTTCGGTGCTTTCAAATATCTGGTTGTCGTGGACATCGAAACAATGCCAGCCGAGGCCACCGATGCGGGCATGGTGTTTAGCCTCGCTCAGGCGACGGCTTGTGCGGTTTTTCTCTTGGACGAACAGGCCAAGCCCACTAATAGCCTCAGCCTGCTTGACCTCCGTAGGATTGCCACTGCGGCTCTTATACTTAAACCGGGTACGGGTAGCCGCTTCTTTACCGGCAAGAGCGTCAAGGCGTTGCCCGATGTGGTTGACTGTCACGGGTTTAAGCCCGGCATCTTGCAATGTCGTGATGTCCTCCGGCCGCCATTGGCGCCCTTCGTAGAAGTCAACAGCTTCAATAAGATTGGAGATGTATTCCTGAAAGGACTCAGACCACAAAGCCGCCTCAAACGTATCGCGGCAATCCTGGAACTTATCTTTTTGGGTTTGGGCTTTATCCGCCAACCTAACGTGCTTTCATTGGCCTCAGCTTAAACCGAGTAACCAAATTGGCGCAAAAGGTTTTTACATGGACAGGATTGAGCGATAGGACGATGCCTGCTTAATCGTAGCTGCTTTCGTGCAAGCGAGCGTTAAACCGCTCACCACGGCATAGCGCAGCGCATCCATGCAGTGGTCGTTGACCTTTTTGACCTTGCCCTTCTCGTCGCGCGCATACATGCGGCGTTCGGACAGCAGCCGGTCACAGGTGCGGAATATCTTCAAGCGCCCTGTCAGCATCCGCTCATAGACTTGCTGGATGCCCATTTCCACGGCGTTGTCTGCCTTCGATAAGTTTAAACCGTGAGACTGATAGGCGGTCAACAGGGCTTCGCCGTCTTTCTGGTTAGCTGATTGGCCAGCGGGGTCACAGGCACCAGGTATCCACACCCCGCGTGCTTGGATGTTGTTGGTGTGGGTTTGAGGCGGCAACTCAGATTGTGCGTATTCGGCATAGGCGTACACAACGTCCTGCTGCCTATCGAGCGCGAGCCACACAACAGCGGTTGGGTTTGTCCACCCAAAGTCCATGCCGAAGCAGCGCGGCCAGTAATCAGGAATCTCAAACGGGTCGCAGACAATCCGGCTTTCCTCAATCGGATAAATGAGGCCGGAGCCTATAGATGGTATACCAAGCTTGCGGGCCTCCAGCTCGTGCGGACGTGTTGCAAAGCGCTTCTCCAGGTCAATCCGTTCCTCAACAGAAAGGTGTGGGTTATCCTCCCATCCAGCTTGGATGAACACGCGACCATCGACCGGCTCACCGCTTACACGCCCTTCCGTGTAATTGGTCATCAGAGGCGTCATGCCACCCAGCGGCGTCATGGTCATAAGGATGATGCCACGCTCCTTAGCGCCAACTCCAGCCGTCCGCATAAAACACTCGTCGTAAACGTCCTGCGGTGGTTCCTCGTCGAGGTGAATGACGTGTTTGTGGGTGCCTTGGAACTTGGCCCGGCCTTGGTCGTAGGACTTAAAGCCGAGTTGTGAGATTCCGCCGCTAACGTGCCGGATGAGCGCCGTATCAATCGCCCCGGCTATTCCGGCGCGGTTGGTGGTGCTGACAATAAGCGATGAGTGAACAGTGCCAAGCGTGCCTTTAGAGCTGTTGCCCAGGTATTCGTTTTGCAGGATGTCGCGGGTCGTTTCGCCGGTATCCGATGCAGCCCACATCTCTACCGGCTCTGTGAAGCGTTTTCCCTTCCACCATGAGGGATAACGCCCCGTGAGGTGCATAGCGCCCTCAGAGGCTCCGCAGAAAGTTTTGCCGACACGGTTGCCAGCCAGAAACAAACGCTCACGGCAAGATGCGCCTAGGTCGTGGAAAAGCTCTTGCTTGGTGTGTGGGGTGTAGTGAAGGAACCGGCGCCGGTATTCAGCATCGACACGGGCAGCTAAGTCGTTCAGGCTATCCCTTGAACCACTTGGCCTTGCAGGATGAAGGGAGTGAACGGCACCGAGGTATGGAGGTACAACTGGCCTTCAACTAGGAGCGGCCGACCCTTCGCAGCCAGCTCACCGTTGACTTCCTCAAATTGGAACTGGCTAAGTAACGCCAAGCGGTCGCCAGCATTCTTACGGTGCTTGCTCATTCCCTTTTGGAGAGCTTTAAATGTAAGCGCGCTACTTTCCAAACAACACCTCCCGAGCGGCTTTAACCTTTTCATCCGGCACGTCACTTAAATCAGCTACGTTGGCACTTAGGTTTGTGTTCTTATTCTCATTCTCAGTCGTCAGCTTATCGCCGTAAACCTTCGGATTACGCCGTCCCATCAGCCATCGCGTATTCTGGCTAATCACATTCGCGGCTGCCGGTTCGAGCTGCGCGTTTTCGACCTGCTTGTTAATGCGCTCTAGCTCTTGCTCGCCTTTATAGCTGATAGCCTTGCGCGCACGCGCGTATTCATCGGCTAGCTCATCGTCAGCAGCCAGCCACGCATAAAACGTACTGTCATCAATCCCGACCTCCTGACATGCCTTATCGACACTGGACTGAATTATCAGCCCGCAGATGCGCTTGATAATCTCGGTTTTCTCTTCGGAAGTATAGGAGGTGGTGATAGGAGCAGCCATTGCCCGGATTATGCCCGCAGGTTTAATCCCTTGGCAAATAAAAACCCCCGCTACCTGCGAGGGTTGTATCACGGCAGAAAATCTATTCGGCAACTACCCATTTACTTAGGTGTTATCCACCCAAAACCCCGAAGGAATCTGCGTTTGCCTTATTCTGCACTCACGCCTGACGTGATAGCCCTTTAATCTCCCACATAAGGCTTGCGGTAGTCAACGCAATTCACCTGTGCCATGGGAATAACCTTATTCAACCGAATAGTGAGAGCCCACCCATTAACCTCTGTGTACTGGTGGCCCTCATAGCCCGGTGTCAGGCAGGTATGGATGATAGGCGCGTACCCTTCGCGCTTAGCCTCCAGGAACATGTTGTAGGCGATAACCGAGCAGTTGCCCTGGCCTTTGCCGGTAATCTCACGAAAGTCGGTTTTAGCGTAGTGCTGATAGGTGATGCGGCTGGTTACATCCCGGTGGATTGCCTCAATTGCGGGTGGTGGCACAAGTACCGGGTTGCAAGCCGTCAAGCAGATTGCTAGCGTTACTGCCTCGACTATGGGAAAATGGGAGTGGGTGGTATGGTATTTTCGTTTCTGCGGAAGTTCACTGGCGGGATATTTGGGGATGGAAAGCCGGATATTCCGACTGTCAACCTTGAAGTGCCAGAAACAAGTATCTTCGACTTCACCGTGCCGGTTGGGCGAATATCCAACGTCAGCCATTATCGCGCCATGGTTGGCGACGAGGAGCGCATTGGCACCCGCTTTCATTTTGTGTCGTGGCGCGGTGAACATGCCGACCTCCAGTATCGTGATTCCAATATCCCTGCCATTGAAGGCTCCAACGTCAAAATCGTCATGGCAGGCCCGAAGAATGCCAAGGAGCGCTTGGCTATATACTTCATTGATGACCGGGTGACGTTTGCCATGACGAACTATATGGAACAGATTGTCTTAATCGCTAAGCTTTACGGCCAGCTAACGACCGTGGACGCCTTGAAGAAGGAGGCGCGATATCGGTTGGCGACCGTCGAGAAGTTGCTTATTCCAGTAGGGTAAGGTGCGTATGGTCATTAGTCCGACCACTCGTGATTGTTCTCACCCAGCAAGGCGCCATCGGTTAAGTAGTCCAGCCAGAACAGCATGGCACTCACAAGAAGGGCGGCCACCAGGATTACGAGGCCACCTATCACGTCATAGGCACTACGCTTGAGCCATTTCTTAAAGCTGGTCTCCTCTGTGCCGCTGCGCCACCCTCCAGTTTCGGTTTTGTGCGCCCAGTGCTTGTTCATTGCTCTTCCTCCTTTACCAAACCAGCACCATTGCAAACCGGGTAGCGTATAGGTGTTACTTTATAGCCTTGCTTTTGGTATCGCGCAGACTGGCTACCAGGGAACTCCGCTTTTAGGATTTCGGTAGCGCCATATACCACACCAGCAACGCCCTTAGACGCGATTTCCTTTGTAGCGGTGCAAGTTGTTCCGCTGCCATCGCAATGCGCGCAGAATATCAGTGGTTTACCATTGCCGTTTTCCATCGGCACGGGTTTGTACGCCAAAGGAATTTGCGGGCAGTCAGGTAAGTCAGGTTGGGTTTTTCTTTGAGTAGCCATTTTATCGTTCCCCTCTCCTGCGTTGACGGCGTTCCGGCATCTTCGCCAGTTCGGCCTTAATCAGACGCTTAAGTAGCGCGGCGCTGTTTTTAGGACGTTCGCCGTTTTCGCAATAAGCGAATAGCAATTGGATTTGAGCATCCCGCGCAGCATCCCGCGCAGCAGCCCGCGCAGCAGCCCCCGCAGCAGCCCGCGCAGCAGCCCACGCAGCATCCCACGCAGCAGCCCACGCAGCAGCCCACGCAGCATCCCGCGCAGCAGCCCCCGCAGCAGCCCCCGCAGCAGCCCGCGCAGCAGCCCCCGCAGCAGCCCGCGCAGCAGCCCACGCAGCATCCCACGCAGCAGCCCACGCAGCAGCCCACGCAGCAGCCCCCGCAGCAGCCCGCGCAGCAGCCCACGCAGCAGCCCCCGCAGCAGCCCGCTCCTCATCGGTCGCCTTACCGTCAGCGTGCCGCCGTGCGATCTTGAGGGCAGCCAGGCTACGCTCGTCTTCCATAAGGTGTTTTACCGCCTCAGCGGCATCGACCGCGAAGTGACGCCAGAGCGGGTGGTATTTCGGGTCTACCGTCCGCAGGCACCACAAAGTGTCATCATAACCGTTGCTGGCGTAAATCTGCTGGAAGGTAACCGGCGTATCCATCCCATACTTTTTTGGGCCGCCGAGAGATTTAACCAGTTTTTGGTATTCGTCCGTACAGGGACTATGCGCCTTAATCTGGCGCAGGGTTGTTGTAATTGCTCCTTTCATAATCCTCACTTTCTCTTATGCGTTGTTCTTAATCAGATAAATACCGGCGTCGGGGAAACCGGCTTTTATCAGCTCCACCCCCATATCGAGGCGTGAGCGGTCGGCGGCGGGTGTGATATTGTTGGGATTCAACACATCTTTACCCACAACGGAGAAGGCTTTGATGGCCTTGACGTGTTTAGGGTTCACTAATTTGCGGCGGTGATAAGCGCGCACGGGTTGGGATGCGAGCACATCCAAAACATCCGTAGAGAACAGCGTCAGGGGGCGCCCGGCGCCGTTTCTACGAGACCGCTTGCCGACCATGTAACCGAATGGAGCCTCTTACGGTTGAACCGAGCGTAAAGTACCGTCATAGGAATGCCGGTTTTCGCAGCGATTTCCGGTAACGTCAGCGGTGGCTGGGTGTGTTTAACCGCGCTGGGGGCTTTTCGACCCATAGCTTCCTTTAGGTTGACCACTTCGTTAGCCAACACATACAGGCGGCCAGTATCACGGTCGCGCTGGATAAACCCACCGTCCTTTCCAAGCTGACGAGCGTTGTACAGTTCCTTTTCGGTCAGGCCGAGCTTGTTAGCGGCCTGCTTGATGTCAAAACGCTCCACAGTTTTCAGGAAGCGCATCGGGGTGTTGAACATAGTCTCTTCTTTCTTATTCGGTTTACAACACAGCAGCCGCGACCATCACGACGCCGAATATAAGGGAAGCTACCATCGCCAGCTTATTCTCGCCGCGCGTGTAGCCGTTTTTCTCAACCGGCACGTAGCGCCAGCGGAAAGTATGGGTGGGTAGGTTTAAGTCCATTTCCTTATTCTCCTTTGGTTTAACAAAACCCTCTCACAGTATAAATAAGCTGTAAAGGGTTTTATTCGGTTTTATTTTGTTGACGCCTTATACCTATGTGTTAATCTTACATCACCAACAAAAGGAGTATAAGGAATGACTACCCAGCAGTTTAAGGAGTTTGTTGACCTGTTACAGCAATGGGCCAACCAACAGGCAGCACAGAAGAAACCCAGCCGCGATGAGATTGCTGCTTGGTTTTACGGCAAAGACGAATAAGAGAAAGCGAGGAATGTGAAAGCAATTGCCTCTGCACTTCTAAAGGTGCAGCAAGAATTAGACCCCATACACAAGGGGCGCCAGGGATACGGATACAAATACGCCGACCTTCCAGCCGTCATGGATGCCTGCTTAGACGCACTCAACAAACATGGCGTTGTTGTTGTTCAGGCTCCCGTCCAGACTGACAAATCAGCCGCCGCCATCCTTACCCGACTCATTGACGCCGAGAGTGGTGAGGAGATTACCGGCATAATCGAGGTGCCTTATGGCGACCCCGGCAAAATGAGCCTTGCTCAAACCTACGGTAGCGCAATGACGTATGCGCGCCGGTACGCTTTGGTTAGCATGTTGGGCATTGTGACTGAGGACGACGATGGCGCCAGCGCTGGCAGCAAGCCGAAAGCTCAGGTTGCCGCTAAACCCTCCCAGGTGGTTAATCCTCGCGTAGTGGCATGGAAAGATAAAGTGTGGCCTGACGTACAGGTAATGTCCGACATCGACCTTGTTACATGGGCTGCCCAGCCGGACAACCACGAGAAGTTGCTTTACCTTAAAAGCGACTGTCCCGACATTTACGCCGAGTTCGCAGGGCTTGGCATCGACGTTCAACCAACGAAAGCGTAAACAGTGAACTTAATCCTTATGATTTATCTGGCTGGAGTGGCTGACAACATTCAGACTGCCGTCGCTATAATTGCCAGTTTATATCTCCTTATACGTGGCGGCGCCTACTTAATCGCTGTTATGGATGCTAACCTATATAAACGGCGAGCGCCTAGCTTTCCTATCGTTCTCACAATCGTATGCTTAACCGCGCTCATCGCGGCAGCGGCGGTTCCTAGCAAATCCACCATATACACCATGGTTGCCGCCAGAACCGCGCAAGATATTATGGCTAATGAGCGTGTGCAAACACTCACCGATAATTCCCTAAAGGTCATTGAAAAGGCTATGGGTGAATACCTCAACGAAAAGAAAGCTCAATAGATGGCCTACGAAACCAAACCCGGAAACGGCAGCCTGTTTAAGAACGCCAAGAAGGAGAAGGAGACCCACCCGGATTACACCGGCACCGCCGTCCTTCCCGATGGCAGTGAGGTCTGGCTGAGCATGTGGCTCAAGAAGTCCGACAAAGGCACCAACTACATGAGCCTGTCCATGAAGACGAAGGAAGCTAAATCCGAAGCGGCTGACAAGGCCGTAGAGGTTCCTGCTCCCACCGAGTTTGACCCGTTCGACAACGATGCCATCCCATTCTAGCCAAGTCGGAGCCGCCAAGAGCGACTGGATTGCGCGTGAGCAGGATTGGCTTGACGCGCATCTGGTCGCCAAGACGTTGCGGGAGAAGGCAGACGCCGCAAGAGAGCGATGGATGAAAGCCAGCCGAGAACAACTAAACGAAAGTGCGCAGAATGCCGCGAACCAAACCGAGTGACGACTTTAAAACGCTGTTTATCAAGATGCAGCACAACCCAGGCATCAAGCAGTGCTTGCTTGCTATTCGCCGCCTTGAGGGCAGTACGTCTAACGTGCAGATTGTTGCCGTGGCTCTGAAAGAGCGCCTTGAGCGGTTACAGCAGGAGCGCGCGGCCCGCTAAATAGGCCGCTATATCCCTCTTGCTACTATCCTCTTGTATTCTGGCCCTTCGATAACGATAAGTTTCACCTTGGGGTGGTAAATCCTCATGCGTTTAATCTTCGTCTTACTACGGTCATCCATCCACCCCTTAATTTCGTGATATTCCACCTCACCACTGGCATACGTCACTTTGAAGTCGGGGGTGTATGAGCGGGCGCCTCGTTTGATTTTATTAAACCAGAAAGTGTCGGGTTCATGTTCCCAATCAATAATGATTTTAAGAGCTTTACGGCGCTCTAGGATTATTGCGTACTGATGCTCCCACTCGCTCCGCGCGAAAAACCGCTTTCCTCCTACCTCATGCCATGCTTGCTTCCATGAGGCGCGGCGAGGTGCTATCAATATCCCGCGCGTTTGTCTTGTCTTTAATGCCTTTAGCACCTTCTCCGCTTTCTGTTGCCGAGAAAGTCTAGCATAGTTATTACGACTGGCTATCGCTATCCGTTTTAAGGCGTCCGATGTATGCTTTTTTCCAAGCATTCCGCGCGGGTGCGGTTTGTTCTTCCACTGTGAAGCAGTACGCTCCCTAAAAATCTCCTTCAGCGCTGGCGAAATAGGCCGATTACGGACAGATAGCCCCAACTCCCTAGCTCTTTTTGAAATTTGCTGCCTATTGCAGCCGATGGACAGGCAAAGGTTTTGAATACTTCCATCTGCTTTGCTTATCCTACCCTCGTACATGGATAGTATCAAAACGTCGGAACACCCATTGAATCGTTTTGTTTGTTGCCCGAACTGTGCCCAAATAATCCGCACACCACGTTTTTGCCGTGATAGAGATTTTGTGGTCGTCGGAGGCGTTCTACGTTCCCTCCTGGGAGGTTTAACTAGCGGAACGTCAGCCAGACACAAAACCACATCCCTCACTTTCCCTTGATTATCACAACCGGCGTGCTGCCGTACCAGAGGCCAGCAGGCCAGTCCTTAAGCTGGCGCGAAGGCTTATCAGCGTTCGGCCCAATGGCTTGCGGGCTACGCTGGCGCCGTTGGCGCTCCGCTACCTCCATCGCTTTCTCCATTGCCTCAAAGCTGAATAGCAATCCTTCTTGCTGGCAGGAGAAGCACACCCCGCGTACCGTGTCTTTGGTGTGTCTGCCGGAACACCAACTCCCGGCCCGCTTGTGACAAGACCGGCATTGGTGAAACGGCAGCGCAAGGTTCATTGGCTGCCAGGTGTGTTGTTGTTATTCACCCCGCTAAGGTCAGGCTTAACTGTGGTGGCGTTAAGCTTTTTGTGTTCCCGTACAGCGGCGTAATACTCCGCAACAACCTTTTCCAAAGGCGGGTCATATTCAGCCATAAGGCGTTCGAGTAATTCATCGTCAGTCATCGCGTCAGCCCTAATTGTTGGCGCCGGTCAGCGGCTAGCTGTTCCATCCGTGCCTTAAAGTCCGCTTCCGCTTGTGCGCTACGCTGCCGAGAGGCTTCCAGGTCAGCGACACTCACAGGAGCTACCTCGCCAGCCACGACATCATTCCATCCCTCACGGTTCAGCCAGGTTGTCGGGTGTGGAACAAAGCGGCCTCCATCCTTTGTCCATTGGTCACTTGCCTTCCATCGCTTTAACCCGGCTATCACGGTATCGAGGTTTGGTTTGAGCCGATTCCAAGCAGTGAGAGCTTTAGGTTTGCCGACTTTGTTGGGGTATTCTTGCCAGAACTCATCAAACCCAAGCCATTCCCCTTTAGGGGATTTAGGGGTTTTTGTCTCTACTTCTGTCTCTGTCTCTGTCTCTGTCTCTGTCTCTGTCTCTGGTGCGTCAGGTTGGCAACCAATTGACGCCACCTTGACGCCATTGGGGCAACCATCTGTCTCACACCATCCTAAGTCTATGAAACGCTGTATATCCGGTTCGGTGTCGAGCTGGCACATTTTGCGGATTAGGATTGGGGAATTGGGGAGGGTGCCGTTACTATCAGCCGCGACTACCCACATTGAAACTAGGTGGCCCTTCTCGCTGTCGGTCAGCGCGGCCCACTTAGGGTTACTCAGAATGTTGCGATGGACTTTCACCCAGGGCGGTGTGCCTCTGTCTTTACGATAGGTCTGCCATTCATCCCAATCGTGCATTTCAATCCGGCTCATAAGCCTATGCTTTCGTTATTTTTGGCACCTATGTCATTGGCGGCAGGAAATTGCCGGGGGCGTGGCGCATAGGAAACCAGCGCCCCTAAATCATCATCAGCCAAGCTTTTATACCTTGGCAAGCTCTTTTTACAGCGCCCTTATATCCACCGTTAAATTTCTTGCCAGCGCTTTATACTCGGCGCACGCTTCTCCCAAACACACATCTTAAACCGTTTGGAGGCTCGGCATGTTCGAGATACGTATTTCTGTGGCCCAAGTTTGGAGCGACAGAAGATTCGACGCGGTATTTCTGCCTAGAGGGGACGCGCTAGGCTATCATAAGCCAACCAATGCCGCTCACATCGGCCTGTTTATCGGTATGGGTATACCCACCATCGAGCAAGTGAAAAAGTGCAACGGCGCTATCCAGGCGTTTCTAAAGGACGGGCCGGTAATCGTCGCACTCGGCAAACGTCTACGCAGGCTTAGCCCGATGTTCCCGGTGACGACCTGGGTAGCCGACGAGAGCAAATTGCTCCGCTGGCACATCGACACAGCCAATAGCAATGAGGCGCCCGTTACACACCTCGCCCCGCCGATAAGCACCGATAGACCGGTGGCTGTGAGCTAACCCGGCGCGCATCATCCTTTTGCAACGTAGGAGGACTACATGCCTGTAAAGGACTACCGGCTGAGCAAGGAGGCCGACAACGCCTTGCTGGAGCGCCTTGAACAAGAGGCGACCCAGGGATGGGATGAGGAGTTGGAGCGCGAGATTGAGCGACAACTTACCGGTAATACCTTCCTCAATCCGCGACGACGAAGTACCGACTACTCCCGCGATTGACGCCAAAGAAAAGTCCCGGTGATGAGCCGGGGCTTTTTCGTTTCCAGTGTTTCAGCAGTTAGACCGCAAATTCCTCGCGGTTCTTGCCTTCTGCCTCATAGGCTTGCAGCCATTTCGGCGCGGCGCCGCGACCCGTCCACTCGTTACCTTTGTTATCCCGGTATTTGACAGCCGGTTTAGCGCGGGTGCGGGTGGATATGATATTGGTCGAAGCGGTTGCTCTGCCGGGCTTGCCGCCCAGCTTTGCCAATTCTGCGTCGAGTTCGGCGCGCTTGGCTTTCAGCTCCGCAATTTTCTCCTCTGTCAAAGCCTCTATGCGGGCGGTGACGGTATCGCGCAGCTCATTCAGTTCTTCCATGCTCATCGCGTTAATGTCAGGCGCTTTAGCCACTTTTCTCTCCTGTTAAACGGAATAACGGTTGACGGTAATAGCCTATCACAGGAATAATGCAAGGGCACCTCGACCTACACACGAAGTGAGAGAGGGACAAACGGCACTGGGTTTGGACTCCTTGCCGTTACGCGAGCCGCTCTTTACCCGTCAGTGATGGCGGGTTTTTTAGTCACTCCACCGTGGTATAAATACATCCTTAAAACCCTTTACAACCCATGAATAACGGCGCAGTGTTCTCTCACTAAGGGAGAATAACGCGATGGATATTGTTAAGGACTTTGAACTGGAAACCGGCATTAGGCTGGACGTTGTTGAGCGCCAATACCACAAAACCGTCGAGGTTTGCTTGGGTAGCAACCCCGAAGAAACAAACCTCCGCACAAACTGGATTGAGGTGTTGGATACTGTGGGGTTCCGTATCGACCTTGGGCAAGGTTGCGCCATTAGAGGCAGCTTAAAGCCCGTGTGCCTTGCCGAGACAACCGCCGAATTTGAAATGGACGCAGCGTATCACTACGACGAGGTTCAGGCCGCCGTCATGGCTAAGTGCGGCGTGTTTAACCGCGAGTTGATTGGGTAAGGCGATGACACAGACAAAAACCTACGCTGTGACCGTCAAACTCACTTACGAAAAGCTTGAAACCGTATATGTCGGCGCAAAGGATGCCGATGAGGCGCACGACACTGCGATAAATACCGCCCGTTTTAACGCAAGCCTCAAGCCTATGGAAATTCCCTACCCCTCATCTGTGGATGTCGTGGCACAGGCCGAACTCAAAGCATAACCAACGAAAGCACAGGAGATGCCAACCGATAAACCAGAACTGAGCCGGATTAACCTTGCAGATGGCTATTACTTTGAGCGGACTAAGTTTGGGCGTTTCGCCGACGACTCGCTAAAAGGTTGGCACATCAACTTTGAAGGCGTCATGCAGGCTGGCCCATTTAGAGCCTTCGCAGCAGCTATAAACGCCCCACAAGCGCCAAGCGAGTTGCCTTGCGATAAGGAGGTTGCGAGGCAAATAGCCGAGGCTAATTTCCTTCTAGACGACGACATAGCCATTGTGGCCATTACCGGAATTCTCGCCCGCTACCGAACGGCCTGCGTCGCCAATATTAGTGGCGCTATTACCGATGCTTTGGGCATGGACGAACAGGTAGCTCAGAACATTTTTCACCAAGCGGTCAAAGGCGGCCCGTGTAAGCTAGACCTTGAACAAGCTTCGATTATCGTCGCCCGCCACCGGGAAGCCCACAACGCCAAGGGCAACGAGGTAATTGCCGATGCTTTGGCTGCTTTGCAGGAATTCCCGGTAGATATGATGATGGGGCATGATGATAAAGACATAGCCAAGGCTATCATAAAATGGCTTCCAAAGAGGGTTGTAGCCCTAGCCAGCGTCCGCGCCTACTTGGAGGGGCTGCGCCATGGATAAGGATTGGGCGGTTGAGATTGAATGCGACGAGTGCGGTAAGCAACACCGGGATTTGTGCCGCCGCGCGGTAAAATGGCTTCTCAACATGGGTTGTGGGGTTGCGGTGGATGAGATTACCACCACTGCCACATCAGAAATTTGCGATGCCATCGGTTTTAATTCGTCCGGTTTTAGCATCGTTGTTGAAGTGAAATGCAGCCGGGCAGATTTCCTACGCGACAAGCTGAAACGGCACCGAGCCAATGGCAAAGGCATGGGCTCCTATCGCTACTTCATGGCTCCCGCAGGCATTATGAAACCGGACGAATTGCCAGATGGATGGGGGTTGGTGGAAGTCGCGGAGAAGGTTTGCCGCATTGTGAAGGGTGGAAAACCCACTTACCGCTGGCAAGAGCCTTACCCCTTTGAAGCTGACACACGAGCCGAGCGAGGATTGCTTTGCAGCCTTGTACGACGTTTGCGAGACGGGGAACAAAGTGCCCAGCGCATCGGCACCAAAAAGACACCGCCCAGCGCAGCCCTAGAGCGAGCAGCAGCGCCTACGGAGGGCGGCAAGTGATGGATTGCCCAATTTGCAAAGGTAGCGGGCAAATCCACCCGCCCCGCCATATAGCCGATAAAGACGCCATGATTAAAGCGCTGGTGGACGCTGGGTACAGCTACCGCCAAGTCTGTGCACTAGTGGGCCAGTCCTCACCAAACGGGATTATGCTTGCGGTACGCCGAGCCGAGAAGGCGGCAATGGAGGGCGGCGGCAATGGGTAAGCGGCAAGAAATAGAACTCTTACAGCAGCTTTTGGATGCTCTTTATGAGGAATTGCGACAGGCAAAACATGAGATGAATACCGTAGAGGGTTTTGGTGCCGTACCTCAT